TTAATACTTCTGAATATGCGTAACTCCCACCACCACTTACAGTTAAATCACCTGAAATGGTCAGGTCGCCAGTTATTGTACCGCCTGAAGATATTGAATCAGCGGTTGTTGTTATAAAAGCCATTACAACCTCCTAAGCTAGGATAACTCTGACTGTTGCATCAGAACTACCCTTTCTTTCCATTATTAAATATACTGCATTACCTAATCCTTTAGGTACTTTTAGTGTATAAATTGTATTACCACCCATTAAATATAAATCAGCATCAGTATCTATATCGGAATCTGTGCCTGTAGTATTGAATGTAAAGTAAAAATCATTATCCGACATTAAATGTACTTGATGATAACTACTAACATTAACAGCTTCTCCATCTGCATCTACAGTTACCTCTGTTTGAACTTGCCAATCACCAGCGGATTCTATATTTAAAGATTCGTGAGCTCTGAATTTTTGAGTATTTGCCATTCTATTCTCCTGTTATTTTTACTCAGCTTGCGGGGCGAGAATGCTCCCTATCTAAGTGTATTACATTAAACTAACTGATTTTAGTACCCTACTGCCACCAGTTTTATCACGTTTTCTCATTCCATATCTTTTTATGGATTCATCAAATTTTAATTTATGAGCATTAGATAATTGCATTGATACAGCTATTAAATTAGGGTCAGAAGCATTTCCAGCTTTATCCATATATAAACACTTCTTAACATAATCAACTATTGCTAAATGCATTGTATTATCTAAATCTAACTCATCATTAATGGAAATTACATTATTCGGTTCACCATAGTAATGTAAAAGTAAACCATCAGTTACGGCTTCAGATATAGCTTTCCATTGTTTTCTAGCCGTAGTCCTAGTATTACCACTACTATCAACATTGGTAACAAGACATAACTTATCACCTTCTATAAACCATCTGGCTCTATCATCTGGATATGTGATACTACTTGCCATTATCTATCATCCGGTGTTGTTAATGCTGATTCACTTGAGTCAGCATCCATTAATAAAATATTTTTATCTATCAGTCTTGGAATCTGTATATAGTCCCCATCTGAGTCCATCAAATCTACTCTATAAACCTTATTAGCTTCAAGGTTATTTCCACTTGAATCTTTAGCTTCATCTCCTATTTTATACCACATCTGGTCTGCAACTGTACTCATCTTAGCCTGTACTGGCTTAGTACTATGCATTCCAATTTCTACTAAAGCATCATTAACAAGATTCAAAACATAGTTCTCAGGAGCTCCCGGGAATACTTGATGAACCCTGCTTACTAGTTGTTTTACTGATATTTTATGTACAGACATTAACCCTTATATCCACTTAAAAGTTTTTGAACACCACCTTCATAATCTGCCTGTAGTTTTGCCTGTTGTTTTTCATACCAACCATAATGAGCTGTATCTACCTGCAATCTAACTTGTACCTCATCTGCATATCCCTTAGCCTCAGATAATGCGGCATTAATTTCCTTAACTCTCATATCTCCAATAGATGTCCATTCCGATAAATGAGCCTGAGCTCTGGATATTTCTGATGTAGCAATACTTAAAGCACTAGTAACAATTTCTGTATCTTCGGCTGATAAAGCTCCATATGCATCTGTAGTAGTACTAGGAGCATTACCATTAATAACAGCCTCAGCATTATCTAAAGCACCTTTTACTCTTGTAAGTTGAGAATTAGCTGTTAAGAAAGTCTCTTCATCTCCGAATACTGAACCAGTTGCAGCTAGAAAACTTCCCGCAGCTGTAGCAGCTTGGTCTACCGCTGTTTTTATTAAACCTATTGCAGTAGTTATATCAGAATTAGATGATTTATCGCCTAAAACATTTTGTAATGATTTTACAGCTCCATAAAGAGATACAAGATACTCAGCCTCATCGGGAAATACTGCTATTGCCGAATCTCCATAGGCTACTGCAGGATACTGAACTTCATCATATTTACATGAACCAGATTCTGGAAGAGCATTCAATTTATTATTCTCAGTATAGAATACAGGGTCAGTAACACTAGCGTATCCCATTTCATCAGGGTCATTAGCATATCCTTTTTCATCAGCCCGTATTCTTCTACATACTCTATCAAAATCGCCATCATTACGATATACACGAAGTACCTTACCAGTATTCATTGTTTCAGCTTCACTACCCGGCATAACTGATGTAAATGTTTGTTGAGCCGCACACCAATCAAGAAGATTAGGTGGAAGGATATTTATTATCTCCTTAGCACCATCAGTAAGAAACTGAGTCAGTTCAGTCTGAGTAGGGGCACTACTACCATCTATTGCCAAACTTGTTAATCCTTCTACNTGTGCTTCAAAAGTTGCCATTACGCACTCGCTATAAACATTTCTAAATCACATGAACCAGTATCTGCATCAGCTTGAATATTTGTTAAACTTCCGAAATTTGTACTAGAAGCAGCATCAGCATCTTCAGTTGCATTAAAAACAGATGTCATNCCNTTGGAATTATCACCATTCCAAATAAAAGATTGTCCNTAGTCAAGCTTAATAGCAGCCTCATCATTATCTTGATTCCTAAATGTTAATGTAATAAAATTTGAAGTATCTTTATTAGTAAATCTTATATATCTAACATCAGCTGCGATATAGTGTCCAGATGAAGCAGCAGCTGTACTAAATGTAGCTATTGTAGATTCAGTAGTTGTAATAGTTAATATTCTTTTAGATATTTCATTAATACTAGAAACTTCTAATACTCTTTTAGAGCCATAGTCTTGATTATCTAATATAATTTCTTCTTGTATTTTTACTTTTANTGTAGCCATTATTTCTTCTTCTTAGTCATGCGTTTTCTTGCTTTCGCCGCTGCTTGTTTTCCCTTTTTAGTATAGGGATAATGTTTTTTACCAACCTTAGGCATGATTATTTCTCCTATTCATTGATTTGATATCTTCATCAATAGTAGTTGTTGAAAACTCAATATCAGTTCTTTTCCCANCTTCACTCATCATATATAAGTTTGTAGTAAACTTAGAGTCAGATGACTTCTTACCACACTTCCGGCAATAAAACCATTGGTCTGGATTGGGTGATTTGCAATTTATACAATTCTTCATAATTCTTTTAAGGTTTCGGGAGCCGCCTTTTATTGACANCCCCCACAGTACCTTATAACTGCTAATCNTTATTGATTAAGATTAAGCAATGTAGTAACAGCGTTGTCAATACCAGACATGCAGTCAGCAGACCATTCACCATTAAAGAAGACCATATTAACATAATCTCCTCTTTGAGCACTCGTACCAATTATTACATTTGATATTTGAGTACCTACAGTTGAATTAGATGCGTTTCCACCTGCGTCTTTCATGACCAGACTTACAATCGCACTACCAGCCGCTAAAGTAATAGCATTAGATGGAGTTTCTTCCCAAACAATAAATTGGTAATAAATTCCATCTTCACCACCTGATGCAGTGGGTAAAGTCACAGCTACAGTTCCTGCCGCCGCGTCTAAAAACATAACTTTACCACTATCAGCTTCAGTTAGTGTAATGTCGGCATTTACAAGTAAAGTTTTTTTCTTGTAATTACCAGTCTGTTGACTATTTACATTCAGATAATCATTTCTCATCTTATACTCCTTGTAGGTGTATTAATGCATGAGTCTCAGGAAGAGAAACTTCAAGACCTGCTTCTGTAAGAATCATGTCTTTCCGCAAATCTTCATCTGCTGACTGTACATTAGTTTGGATTGAAGTATCACGATTCATTCCATTACCAACAAGAGGTCTATAAGATACATGGTCTAAATCAACTAGACACAAGAAACCCGCAGATTGTCCTCTGAACAGGGGTTCTTTTACCATTGATATATCACCATGAATAGTTTCAACCTTCATTACTTTATGACCAAATACCCCATCACTTCTTTCAAAGTTATAACGATTAGGACTATTTGAGACACCTAAAGAAGAATCAATAAAACTATCAGCTCCCAATTTATTAAATTGAGAGACAACAGGCAATGAAGCCAATG